TTGCCGAACTTGCGCGAGACCTCCTTCACCTCGGGGCAGTTCTCGACCAAGTTCCGCGCTTCCCACATCATCACCACCCGCTCGCGCACCGTCTGCGAGGATTCGCTCGGCTGGCCGTACTGCATCGGCGCGTACAGCCGGTTCGTCTGCGCGGCGTTGTAGGAAAACAGCGCGGTCTCGACGCGAGCCTGGAGCCGGCGCAGCGCGGCCTGCGGCGCGATGGTCTCGAGCGCCCGCTCGAACCACGGCCGGTTGCGGATGACTGCGGTCGCGTCGAAGGTCTGCATAATCAATTCCCGGTGAAGCTGACGAAGGTCGTGTCGGTCGTGTCGCCGTTCTGGTATTCGATGGCCGAGACGATGTCGCCCAGCATCTTGTTGAGCGTGTTCAAATCAGCGCGCGTGACGCTCTTGCCGTTGAGCGAGTAGCTCGTGTTGAGCAGACACGCCTGGATCGCGTCGAGAACCTTGCTCTTGAGCGTCGTGAGCGTCGCGACGTCCAAGTCGAGAAAAGGATTGTCTGCCGCCATATTGAAGCGGCCGCCGTCAAAAGGTTTTTTGACGCTTCGCGCTGGCTTCGATTTGACGACAAAAAAGCCGCCCCACTATGGGAGCGGCTTGGTCTGCTTCGGCGGTCGCCCGCCTCGTCGGCCGTTGCGCCTTGCGGCGGCGGCCTTCGCCTCGGATCGTATCCGCCCGCCGAGGCGGCCTAGCGCGACCGCGGCGGGGTTCTTCGGTGCGTCATTCATACGCCACACATCCCCTCGCACTCGTTGCCCCACTTGAACTGCCCCTGGGTACTGTCCTCGGTGAAGTCGATGCTCTCAAGCGGCCGCAGCGTATCGTGGAGATAAGGCACGCTGTCCAAGGAATTGGCGGCGGTCTTGTCCGCGTGGTGCGCTTGAAGATCCTTCTCGAACTTCACGGCGTCGGCAAACGCTTGCGGGTCGTGCATCTTCATCCGGCGCCATTCGTGGTCGGAATGGAACGGACAGTAAATGCAGGCAGACCGCGGCGGCGTCGGGAATCCGTTCCTTTCCATCCAGCGCAGGCAGTCGTGCCTGGTCATCTCCTTCTCGATCAGCGGCCAGCGATGGTGCGCCCACGGATCGCGAGGCGGTTTCATCCGGTGCACCTCGTCCAAGCTGATTCCGATCCATTGCACGAGCCCGACCGTTTTCTGGCCGCGCTTCACGCCGGCAAGTTCTTTGACCTTCTTTAGAATCGGGACAATCTTGTGGTCGTAAGTGCAGCTGCGCCCTGCGATTCCCTTGGTTCCGTCTGGGTTCTTAACAAACGCCGGAACCATATTCTTAATGTACGGTTTCCCGGTTTTGCGGTTCGTAAATCTGGTAAGGCTGCGAGCCGTCAGGCTGCCGGCCGTGACCCGATGGACAGGAAATGGAAGCTGCTTCTCAAGCCAGTCGAGCCATTCGTAAATGATCTTAGGCTCGGCTTGCGTGTCCGCGAAGATCGCGCCGGCTGGCATCGGGCCAACCTCGCCCTTCGCTGCCATAAGGGCCAGCGTGCTCGATTGCACGCCGGCACCTAGGCTGATGTATTCTGGAATGTCGCTCACTTGAGCTTAATGAGGGTGCCGCCGTAGTTCATCTCTTCGTCGGCGGAAATCGCGTAGCGGGTGCCATCGTCCAAGACGATCACGGTGAAGCCCTCCTGCTCACCAATCCAAGTGATGGTGCGGTTGAGGAGGCGGGCGCGGATTTGAGCGAAGTTCATTGTCGTTGTTTTGTTGAGGTTGTCGTTGTTGATTACGTGCAGAGAGAAACCGAAGCGGTGGGGATAGTCAAGCGTCTTTCGGAAAAAAGTTGGGGCGGGTGATGAGCCCGCCCGGTGGAACTTTAGCTCGCGAGCTCCTTGGCTTCTTCAATCATCGCAGCGGCCCACTCCTGACGCGCCGCATCAATTCGTACCAGCCCGTCGGCGTCGAGACTTTCGGTGGCGCAGGCGTGCGTATAGGCGTCGCGGAGTTCGTAGACGGTTCGCGTCAGCTTCCGCTCGGTGCGAATCTCAAGCCCGTCGGTGAGCATCATCTCAAGATGATCGAAGCAAAGGTTGGCGCGGTAAAACCGGCGATTGAGCAGGCCGGTGACAGCAACGTCAGCGGTCTGAATAATTTCGCCGCGTCGGCAGGAGGAGCAGTTGATGGTGATTTTCATCGTCGTTGTTTTTTGTTGTTGGTTTAACTTAACGAGGCAGAGGAAAACCCAAGCGCTCGGGAAAGTCCAGAACTCTTTTGAGGAAAACCTCGGCCCCAATTCCACGCTACGTTTTCGCCGGCACGAAGCGGATGATGCCCGCGATGGTCGCCATACAGAGCAGCATCGCGCTCGTGTCCAAGCCGTGGTTGGGCGCGTTGCTCCTTACTTCGACCCATTGCCAGACGCCCGTCCGCACCTCGACCTTCGCCTCGCCTTTGAGGTGCTCAAGGTAGAGGGGATTAACGTCGGACGGCAGTTCCCAGCGCAGGTCGCCTTTGCCCTCCAGCGCCGAGGCAAGCGTGTCCTTGAAGTAATCGCCGGACCAGTTGTAGAAGTAGACGTCGCCTCCGCGGTAGTCGCTCACCTGCGGATCCGAGAACGGGAAGTTGACCATCTGCCCAGTCGCTTCGTCGCGCATCGTCCACGTCCGCCGGCCGTAGCCGCGCATTGAGCGCCAGCCGAACTCGGCGCAGTCGCGGTCCACGTCCGCCGGCCGGTAGCCGCGGTCCTGCGCGACGCACGCACTCGAGACCTTAAAGCGCTCCTGGAGCGCACGCAGCTGGTCGCGCGTGTCGATGCGGCCGAACCACAGCTGACGGTAGCGCGGCCCTTGCGCCGTGCTGAACGCGCCGACCTCGCACCAGAAATGGTCTTGCTGCCGGTCAATCGCGAGGAAGCGGATCGCCTCGTCGGGGATCGACTCGCCCTGGGCGTAGTCGGCCAGCTTGTAGCCCGAGTCCTTGAGCAGCACGTTGACCGCCTTCTTCTCGACGATCCACGGCAGCGCCTGCCGCTTCGTCCGAAACTCGATCTTAGCCTGCTCGTCTCCCGTGCGGACCAGCTGGTTTTCGGCCTGTAGAAACTCTTCGACGAGGAGCCGCATCGGCCGAGTGACGATTGCCTCCAGCCGGAACGAGCGCACCTCCCGCGGCGCCGCAGGATTCATCGGCACGAAGCGCCCGGTCTTCGCCCAGCCGGCGCGGGTCGCGTCGCTGTCCGCGGACTCGTGCCCGCAGGCGATGCAGCGGAAACGGCACGTCTCGACCGCGCGACCCACGTCCCACGTCTCGTCATCGCGACGAGCCGCTCGGTCCCAGATCACTCCGCCGCGCTGCTCCTTGTGCAGCACCTCGAACGCGACCGGCAGGATCTTGCGGCAGCCTGGGCACTCCGCGTGCCACTCGCCTTGGTCGCCCGAGCGAAAGCTCGTGTCCTCGACGTTGCCGGTCTCGGCGTCCATTACTGGCGCCTGGCTCGCGTTGTAGATCTTCGAGCGCCCGACCTCCTCGAACTTCGAGACGCGCGCCACCGCGTGACCGTAAATCTCCTGCCAGCGCGGCAGCCAGAGCTCGTCGTTTATTTTGTAGCGGATCGACTGGCTCTGCTGCGTTGAAAGGTTCGCCGCGTTGAGCGTGACGAAGAATCCGCCAAAGAAAATCTCCGTCGTCGTGCGGTGCGGCCCCGGCTTCGGCAGCAGCGCAGCGACCGGCCGGCAGCGCTCGAGAAGCGGCCAGAGGCGCGTCTTCGCGTGCTTTTCAACCATCTCGTCGGTCTGCATCGTCCACGAGATCGGCCCGGGATCGTTGGCGATGATCCACGGCAGCCAGACGTCGGCCACCAGCGTGCCGCCGATCTGCACGGCCTTGCGGAAGTGGACGCGGCGGACGAGCGGGTTTTGCAGCGCGTCGAAGATCGGCACCAGCCACGGCGACAAGCGCACGTTGAACGGCCCCGGCGTTGCGTAGGATTCCGGCAGCTGGACGTGCCGTCGCGCCCAGTCGTAGATCGGCGAGCGATCCGGCCGCGGCAGGCGGAAGCCGGCGAGGAGTTGCTGGGCGCTCATTCCTCGGTCGCGCTCTTCCGAATCGCCTCCATCTCGAACCGCGCAAGGTTGCCCGAGATCACCTCGCGGATCTCGTCCAGGATCAGCCCGCCCTCGACGTTCGCCTCCGCGGCTGACTTGCCGGCGACGCGCGGGCCGAGCTCGACCTCGAGCTTGAGCCGCAGGAGAAGGTCGAGCTTCTGGCTGAGCAGCTGGAGCATATCCTGCACGACCTCGCGCTCGACCACGTTCCCGCGTTCGCGGCCCAGCTTGAGGTCGCGCAACTCGATGTCGCGCCGCATCAACTCGGCCTTCAGCGCGCCCAGGCTTCCG